ACCCACCACAGGAAACCCACAGCAGGAAACCAACCCCATGCTGAAACTAGACGCAGAACTCCAACAGAAACGAGAACGCGCCATACGCCTACGCACAATGGGCGCAACCTACGAACAAATCGCCAAAGAACTGGGCTACGCCAACAAAGGCGGTGCGTACAAAGCAGTCAAGGCAGGACTACACGAAGCCATTGTCGAATCAGCAATGGAAATGCGTGTGGTTCAGAACGACAAGTTGGACCTGTTGTTGTCTCGTTGTTTGACTGCGTTCATGGGTGGGGACTTGGATCAGGTGAAGAACATTCTGGCTATTGAGAAGCGTCGTGCTGACTTGTGGGGTTTGGACGCTTCTAAGCAGGTGGCTGTGACTGGTGCTGATGGTGGGCCTATTCAGACTGATGTGGGTCAGGTGTTGTTGGAACGATTGCGTCAGTTGGGTGATGGGGCTGGCGACGCTATTGAAGTTTCGTCCGACGAAGTTCTGCCCTATCAGGCTGACGATTCTGTAGGTGGCTGATTGTGCTTAGGGAACTCAGTGTGGCTGAACAGTTGGCACTGCTGTCCCCTGAACAACTAGATGTTGTGTTGGCTGGCTTGTCTGATGAGCAGAAGTCCCAGATGTTGTGGGACTGGACGGTGTGGGCCAGACCTAAGCAGTTGCCACCTGACGGGTCGTGGCGTGTGTGGCTGATCCTGGCTGGTCGTGGCTTCGGTAAGACCAGGACAGGCGCAGAGTTCATCAGGCGTGAAGTGAACGCAGGCAGAGCGAACCACATCGCTCTGGTAGGTGCGACTGCCGCTGATGTGCGTGACACGATGATTGAAGGCGAGTCAGGGTTACTGCGTGTCTTCCCACCTGATCAGCGACCACACTACGAACCATCGAAGCGCAGGGTCACGTTCCACAATGGTGCGTCAGCGTCAGCGTATTCAGCCGACGAACCTGACCGTCTGCGTGGACCCAACCACGAACTAGCGTGGGCAGACGAGTTAGCCGCATGGCGATACTCAGACGCATGGGACCAACTGATGTTGGGTTTGCGTATTGGTGAACACCCACGTTGCGTCGTCACAACCACACCTAGACCTGTGGACGTGATCAGGCGACTAATGACCACGAAGGACGGGACAGTTCACGTCACTCGCGGTTCTACCTACGAGAACCAGAAGAACCTAGCGTCGGCGTTCATTGACGAAATGCGACGACGCTACGAAGGCACAACCCTGGGTAGACAGGAACTACACGCTGAAATCTTGGACGACCTAGAAGGCGCACTATGGCAACGCACCATGTTCGACCAGAACCGCGTTCATCAACACCCAGCATTGCGTCGTGTCGTCGTCGCAGTAGACCCAGCAACTACCAGCAGAACGAACAGCAACGAAACAGGCATAGTCGTCGCAGGCGTAGGCCCAGACGGGAAAGGCTATGTGCTGGACGACCGCACCCTGAGAGGAACACCAGACGAATGGGGACGGGCCGCAATCACCGCCTATCACACCTATCAGGCTGACCGTATCGTTGCTGAAGCGAACCAGGGTGGCGACATGGTGCGTCACACACTTATGACGGTGGACAGGAACGCACCCGTCAAGTTGGTCCACGCCAGTCGGGGCAAACGCACTCGTGCTGAGCCAGTCGCGGCGTTGTATGAACAGGGCAAGGTCCATCATGTTGGCTACCTGTCAGCCTTGGAAGATCAGATGTGTAACTGGGTTCCTGACCTGTCAGACAGCCCTGACAGGTTGGACGCATTGGTGTGGGCATTGACAGAACTGATGATTGACGGGGCAAGACAAGCACCGCCTGTTATCCCAATCAGCATGGAACAGCAATCACCTTGGAAGGTCAGATGAGCGACAGACCGAAGACCCTGCTGACACAGAACAGCGAACTGAGGAAGGCAGGCGTGTACAACTGGACACTGCCAGCGTATTTCATAACCCTTCCGTCTGGGGAACGATTCAACTGCTGTCCCAACGCAGGCCCATGCGCTCGTGTCTGCTACTCCCGCTTCGGAACGTACAGGTTCAGCAACGTCGCCCAAAGACACCTACAGAACCTTCTGTACGTCCTAGAAGACTTGGAAGGCTGGGAAGCGCAGATGAGCGCAGAAGTGGCTCACAGACGCTTCAGAGCGTCAGGGAAGGCGCACAGGCTGTGGCATGACCCAACAGACCACTGGTTACATACCTGGATTCAAGCAGGCGGGAAAGCAGTCTGTATTCACGACGCTGGCGACTTCTTCAGTCGTGACTACCTGGACGCATGGTGTCGTATCGCAGACCGCACACGGCACGTCCTGTTCTACGCCTACACCAAGGAAGTCAGCCTGATCAGGGAAGCAAGCCCACTGCCCAGGAACCTGCGTATCGTCTTCTCGTTCGGTGGTAGGGAAGATCACCTGTTGGACGACAGTGTGGACCGCTGTGCCGATGTGTTCCCAACCCTTGACGACTTGGAGAACGCAGGGTACTCAGACCAGGAAGCGAACGATCTACTAGCAGTCACACTGCCCACCACGAAGATCGGTATTGTGGCGAACAACATTGCGACAGCGAACAAACGATTCAACGGCAAGACCATGCGTCGTATGCTTGTCAGAACAGAAGGGGAACCCGAATGATTGTCGAAGACCTGAAGGCACTCGCAACCGACATTGGACGTTTGTCGAACCTGCCCGACAACCCACGCAAAGGGAACGTGGACGCTGTAGCGAACAGCCTCGCTACGTTTGGGCAACGTAAGCCTGTGATCGCACGCAAGGTGGACGGGGTAGTGATCGCAGGGAACCACACGCTTCAAGCCGCTAGGCAGTTGGGGTGGACGGAGATTGCTGTCGTGTGGGTCGAAGACGACGAGATCACTGCGAAGGCTTACGCATTGGCAGACAACAGGACCGCTGACCTGGGAACCTACGACGATCAACTGTTGGCTGACATGATCCTTGCTGTTCAGCAGGAAGACGAACAGTTGCTGGCTATGTCAGGTTGGGACGACCAGGCTGTTCAAGACCTGCTGTACATCGTCCAGGCTGGCGAACAAGCACCTGACGTGCCGAACTTCCAGCCGACAGACGATGAGCAACCACGCCTTGACCAGCGTGAACCAACGATGTGTCCCCAGTGTTCGTTCCAGTGGCGTGTCGGCCCTGGCGGTGAGATTCAACCAGTCTGATGGTGGACCTTCTCGTTGCCCCTTGCGACACGAAAGCAAGCAGGTTCGCTGTAACGCACTGGCACTACAGTAAGACACTTCCAGTTGGGAAGTGCGTCCAGCATGGCGTATGGGAGAACAACAGGTTCGTCGGTGTAGTTATCTACGCCTGGGGTGCGAACCACAACCTTGCGAAACCATTCGGCCTGGACATGGTGGAATGTGTCGAACTCGTCCGTGTCGCTATGGACCAGCACCAGTCACCTGTCTCACAGGTCGTCGCCCGATCGCTGGCAATGCTGAAGGAGAAGAACCCTGGCCTGCGCCTGGTTGTCTCGTTCGCTGATCCGTACCAGAATCATCACGGCGGTATCTACCAGGCAGGCAACTGGGTGTACACAGGGGCTACAGCACCGAAGAAGGATTTCGTCATGCCGGACGGTCAGGTGCTGAACCGTCGTGCCTACACAGGACAGCAGTTCGGGCAGGGCAGTGCGTCACGCGCACAACTACCCAAGGAAGCCAGACCCATCATTGTCCCAGGGAAACACCGCTATGTGTATCCTCTGGACAGGGCCATGCGACGCAAGGTCAATCGGCTAGCGTTGCCATACCCAACACGCGATTCAGGTTTCAACAGTGAAACGTCCCCCGTCCAGGGAGAAGGGCCAGGTGCGATTCCTGGGAATCGCTCTGAGCGTCACAGCACAACAGGCAAGCCAGCACCAACGCACTAACGCACGAAGGAACTACCATGACGGTTGCTATGGCTGACGAATGGGACAACACGCCTGTCACGAAGGCGAAGCCCTCGTCTACAGACTTCATGGAAGTCGGCTCGTCAGGGCTACATCAGAACGGCGGTATCGTCGCTGAAGACTTCTTGCGCCAACTTCAAGGCAAGCAGAAGTACGCCAACTTCAGGGAAATGGCCGACAACGACCCTGTGATTGGCGGCTACCTGAACGGCATTGAAATGATCGTGCGTTCAGTGGACTGGTCAGTGAAACCTGCTGACGAGAACGACGAACGTGCGGTTGCTGAAGCAGAGTTCGTGTCTG